TGCCTAGAGCCGCGATCGTCGCTCTCAACGATGCAAAAGTATCATCTAAACCTTCCAGATCTTGGTAAAGTTTAGCTGTGACGTAGAAATCACATTGGTACTTAGTCATCTTAAAAGCTGTTCTCCAGTCGCTATCCTGATAAGCAATTTCTTGCTCACGTTCAAGCTGATCGTTTACGAAACAATCAGGTTTTGAGAACCTAATCGTAACCTCCTTCCCCTTTGAATTAAGGAGAAAAGCCATACGTTTAGCAACAGAGTCAGAAATTGTTGTCAACTTCTGAATATCACCGACGAACGGCGCCCACGTAAAATTATACGCTAGAAAAGAGCTATTAACCGCTTTAGCAGACTTTTTGATTTTACCTTTTCCCTTCAAAGGATCGGTAAAAGTCTTGCTCAAATTGCTGTCTCTTACGGACTGGGGGATCTTGCTCAGGCTTTTGGCCAGAGGAACAAAATCCTTTAACTCGTAAATGAAGTTGAGAACAGAAATTTCTGCAGGAATCTGCGTTTTAAGCTTTGTCCAAGCCTCGAAACACAAATCCTGAAAACGGGGTGTTTTGAGAAAATCAATAGCCAAATTACTGTAACCGTAGTCCGCATCGTACCAAGGTACACTGGATCCTGTTGGCGACTGGGTTTTCGACCCAGACGGATTAAGAGTCCAGTTAGCGGGGTTGGTTTGAGTATTGGATATACCGGTAACACGGTTAGTCTGCACAAGCGTTGAAGCTATATAGGTCTTATCACACTTTAGGTGTTGACACGGACCCGGTGCATAACGGCCTTTTTCAACAGATCGCTGGTTGATTGAATCAGCCATCCAATGATAGTAGTCCCATTGTCGGATGACTTTGGTATACTGAGGACCTCCGGTATAGGTAGATACGACATTGTAGTCTTTAAACTCATTGCGTATCCTATTGTGTACTGGTGACATAAAACCTCCGTGCATCAGCTGGTTGCTGTGCAAGGATAAAAGGGAAGTTAACTTCGATCCTATGCACGAGCAGGATATAGATTTGCTTTTTGAGCAAACCTATTGGGCCTGCCCGTTGAGCTTAGAATCAACACAATACCACTTGACAGTCGACGATTCAAATTAAGGTATAAAAACCAATAAAATGATCACTAATTGTCAATAAGTTCATACTAATAGTAAACGCAGAATAGGCCGGTCTGTAAGATCGACTTTTGAAACGCTTATCACATCAGTATGATGGGTAAAGTGAAGGGTTAAC